AAGGAGGCTTTCCCTGGGACTTTACAAAACCAACGGCGCTAGAAAAAGCTGAGATGCTGGAGTTTCACCTCGTCGAAACGCTGAAAATTATGTTCCCGATGTGGGCGAAAGGAGAATGGCTCAACTACCATGCAAGAGGAAGGGGCATGGAAAGGAAGCCTGCCAACCAGGCGTCAGGGAGCCTTATGATTACGGGGGTACCGGGTACCACAATCCCGGCGGGCTTCAGGTTCTCCACGCCGTCTATTGATGATAAGCCGTCCATTGAATACGAAACAAAAGACAAATATACAATCGGAGAGGACGGGGCTGTCGAGATCCAGGTGGTGGCTTCAGCAGCCGGGACAACAGGCAATGTGCCAGCAGGAACCATAACTCTCATGATGACGCCAATGAAGGGCGTAACATCAATAACAAACCCGGATCCAATCACAGGAGGAGCGGAAGAGGAAAGCGATGATGCGCTACGCGGCCGCGTCGATGAGGAAGACGCAACAAGCGAGGCCAGCTTTGTCGGCAGCGATGGCGATTATAAGCGATGGGCGGAAGAGGTTCCCGGTGTAGGAACGGCGCTTATAGTGCCGGAGTGGGCAGGAGCAGGAACCGTAAAGGTGGTGGTTATCGACGCCAACGGCCAGCCAGCCAACGCGGCAATAATAGACGACGTATACAACAACATCATGCGACCAGACGACCGGCTCCAAAGGAAAGCCCCTATTGGGGCGACGGTGACCGTCGTAGCGCCAACGGCAAAGGATATTGACTACACATTTGTCTTGGAAATGCAGCCAGGTGAGACGGAGGGAACCGTTCTGGAACGTTTCAAAGAACAACTTCAAGTTTACTACATTGAGGCAAAGAAGGAAGGAGTGGTGCGCTACACCAGAGTGGGTGCGCTTTTAACTAACACGAGCGGGGTGAAGGACTTCACCGGGCTTACAATGAACGGAGACATCACAAATATCGTTCTTGCCGAGGACGAATACCCAGTGACCGGGCTTGTCGATCCGGGAGGTGGGGCTTAGTGATTGATTTGGAAAGATTCCCGACTAGCCTTACTGCCAAAAGGATGTTAAAGACAGTCTCCCCTATTTATGACAAGGCTTATGTAGGCAAATGGTTATTCCAGGTCATGGGGATGGAGATGGATGAGGCATGGAAGCTCTTCGAGGAACTCCGGCTGCAGTCATTTCCAGAGACAGCGACCTGGGGGCTTATATATTGGGAGCAGCGATACCACATAGTACCAGATGACAACCTGACAATTGAGGAACGTAGGCAGCGGGTAATCATCAAACGCGGTAAGAGAAAACCAATGAACCCGACAAGGATAGAACAGCTCACAAGAGATATAACCCAAAGACAAGCGGTAGTAACAGAACGTAACGAAGAGTACGTTTTTTTAATTGCTATTTTGCCGGGGGAAGCGCAGGTAGACTATCACGAGCTTATAAAGACGATAAGAAGCGTGAAACCTTCACATTTATCGCCTGTGGTTCTGTTCGAGACCAAAGTAGGGCTGACCATACAGGCAGACAGCCAAAAGACATATCCCTTCGGATATACGCTGACTGGCACGGTGCCGGACACCAATACGATCGGTGCACTGCGGAGGGAGAGCCTCGTCCTGGCGGCCGACATGGAAGGGCACCTGCTTAATTATCCGGTAGCCGGAATAAGCAAGGCCGGGGAAGAACCAGACATAAATATGGTCGGCATGCTGGGAAGGAGTACGTTCATCCTCGAAACCGGGATAGAAAGCCATAAGCATGAATACCCAGCGGCAGGGACCGGGGCAGCCGGGGAAACGCCGGATACTAACATAGTGGGAGGGTTGAGCAATAACGATCTGGTGATTGAGGCCGAAATCGACGGCCATAAACATGATTACCGCATAGCTGGCACGGTGCCGGACACCAATACGATCGGTGCACTGCGGAGGGAGAGCCTCGTCCTGGCGGCCGACATGGAAGGGCACCTGCTTAATTATCCGGTAGCCGGAATAAAACCCGATACAAACACAGCCGGAAAAGCGGAAAGTGGATCCGTTCTGCCGATCATATCGGCGGAGAGCTCCGTTTTTGATTACCAGCTCTGCGGGGAGCCGGATGATGAGGTTTAAGAAAGGAGGGATGAATAGCAATGGCATTATTGACACCAACAGCGATCGAAGGCTACAAAGACTACACCAAAAAGACAATCGCATACGCCCAATACAAGGCCGGGGGCACCTATTATAAGGCAAACATTTCTTCCGTATCCGTTCTACCGGACGGCAGACTGGCGGTTGATTTTTTAATCGACCACACGGTACCAGGCGATATTACAGTGACGGAGGTGCAGCTTTATAACACCAACAACAAGCTCTGGTTATCAAAGCCGGAAAATATTCTCCGGAAGGACGTGCAGGAAGGGATTTTGTATAGGTTCACATTCATAATTCAGGAAGGGTAGGTGAGAAAATGCATAAGCAAACAGAATGGAAGGACCACGTTACCGAATTCCCAAACAGGAGGACCCTGGTCGAAAACCCTGACGGGACGGTGGATGTGGTAAAGGCGCAGGGAGAGCTTATTCAGCAGGGGACACCACAGAGTGCAACCAACTTCAATAACCAGGAGAATGGGATCCAGGACGCACACACGGCAACTGCCGTGTTTTTGCATTATTTCATGCAGTTTGATCGCTGGGTGAGGCAAAAGGTGGCGGATTATGCGGCCGAGTTTCTAAATGAAATCAAGACCGTGACCCTTACCAATACGAAAAAGTTCCCATTTAACGACAGCGCCCAGACCGTCAACTTGACCACAGCGCGGAAGACGCTGAACTACGATGTAAGCTGGGAGATTACGTCAGCAAACGGAAACGTCGGAGACATAACGATAAGCGACAAACTGCTGAACGGCTTCAAGATAGCCTTTGACGGCAGCGCAACCAGTGTAACCATAAAAATAAGGATTAAAGGAGGTATGCTCGTATGATACAGATCATCGAAAAAAACGAAGGCCCAAAAATCGCCCACGAGGAGAACGGAACAATGGTATTCCTTGGTGATAACGAGATGATGCTCAATATGGCAAAGTACCAAAGAGACTGGCCGGTGCACATTGACATTTGCAGCAATAGAGACAACCAGCTGGTCGTAGGAACCGGAGAAGGGCTGTACTACGTGGCACAGTTCGATATTCCGGCAACAAAATACACCGAACCCGAAACTGGAGAGGAGGCCCCGGAGCCGATCCCGATCGATATGAGCGAGGTTGTGCTAACACTTTGGAGCCTTGATAACCCGATTCCGGCAGAAATATAAAGGAGGACTAAACAGATGGCAAATTTCGATTTAGTAAAACTCGCGCTCAAAGCAACGTGCCCAGGGAACGACATTCTACTGGACGACAAGGGACTGCCCAGTGTAATGGTGCGTATTCCGAAGTTTAAGATTTCAGACGTAATAACCGGAGGCAGCGACAGCACTCACCCGGCATTTCTTGTAAACGGTATTGAGGTCCCAGAAATTTACATTTCCAAATACCAAAATGTTGTCCATAACGGCAGGGCCTACAGTTTACCTGGGGAGGATCCGGCAAACAACATGACATGGGATACGGCACGAGGATACTGCGAAGCAAAAGGCCCAGGATGGCACATGATGACGAAAGCGGAATATGCGGCAATTGCATTGTGGTGCAAGAAAAACGGGTTTTTGCCATACGGCAACAACAGCTATGGTAAAGACAGCCGCGAAACGTTAGCAGTAGCGATACCGGCAGCTTTCAGCACTGACGTGCCGCCTAAAACCACACGGGTGCTCACGGGCACCGGGCCAGTAACATGGAGCCATAACAAGGCCATTGACGGCATCTGGGACCTGAATGGCAACGTATCTGAATGGACCGGTGGCATCAGAACGGTATACGGGGAATTGCAGCTATTAGTTAACAACAACGCCGCAGACAGCAACAACCCACAGACGGCAGATGCCGCGACATGGAAGGCAATTGATGCCACAACGGGAGCATTCATAGACCCGAACCAAACAGGAACAACTGCTAATTCCATAAAGGTAGACTCAGTGGCAGGCAAACCGCAATACAGAACAGTAGTAGAAACACAAAGTGAGAGCTTCAATGCTGTAATTTCGGCAATTACCTGCGACGCATCGATTTCGGCAGAAGCGCAGGCCGTGCTTATAGCATACGGATTATTGCCTGACGACATCGCCTTTGATTACGAGGGCGATGTGCTATATTTCAATAACGTAGCATCAGAGCGCTTGTTCGGCTCCGGCGGTAGCTATGCGAGCGCCGCGAACGCGGGCGTGTTCTACGCTAGCGGCCACTACTCCCGCACGTACGTCAACACGGGCATCGGCTTCCGTTCCGCTTATGTAAAACTGTAATCTGGAGCCATGTAATCTGCATAGCCCGCGATAGCGGGCGATTAGCAAAATTTACGAAACCAAAGGAAGGGGGAAATTGACAATGGAAGAAGTGGAGAACTATGGATTACCGGAGGATCCAGACGATGAGGAAGAACTCCTGATTGTCAAGAAAATATTTGACATGATGGAATATGCATATCTGGCACTAGCGCAATTCCCCCGCTCCGAAAAACAAGCCATAGTGGCTGACGTAAAACACTGCATGGATCGCCTGCTTGAGCGAGCTATAGAGGCCAATAAAAAATACTATAAAAAGAATACCTTGCAGGAAATGGACGTGGAACTTGCAAAGCTAAAGAAATACATCCGACTAACATACAGATTAAAATTTCTGCCGTTCAAAAAATATAAGATTTGGACAGAAATGACCAAAGAAATCGGCCGCATGTTGGGCGGATGGATAAAAAGTACAAGGAGGTAAAATGTTTTAGGGAATGCGGATACAGCGCTTGTTCAACTCCGGCGGTAACTATACGAACACCACGAACGCGGGCGTGTTCTACGCTAACGGCAACAACAACTCCCGCACGAACGTCAACACGAACATCGGCTTCCGTTCCGCTCAATCCCATACGTCAAAGGCCGGTACGCCCAAGGGATACCGGATGGTACAGGGAATAAGGATCCGCTTCCCTTACTTCCCCACAGGGAAGTTAAAAAGAAAAACAGTAGCAATGATAGATTACGGGAAGCCGTAGCTATACGGGTGGGGTAAGCTCCGCCCGGTCCGGCGGTAGGATGTCCGAGGCCCGCATTGCTACGACAACTTTTTATTATGGCGATTAGAAAAGTGTTTATGGAGATCTCTTCTTTTCACAGCCTGCTGGTTGCAGAAAAGGAGATAGCGAAGGGAAAACGTGAAAACC